TGATCTGGCCCAGGGCCTGATCGAACGTGGCGCCAGCGAAGCTGATGCCATGAAGGATGTGCTGGCTGCTATCGGCAAGCGCTCCGCTAAGCAGCACGCTGCACCGGCTGCTGCTGTTCAACCGATCGGCGGCAGCGCTGACATCGGCATGAGCGCCAGCGAAGTGCGCAGCTTCTCCTTCCAGCGCGCTATCAACGCCCTGGCCAATCCCAACAACCGCGAGGCCTGGGAAGCTGCAGCGTTCGAGCGTGAGTGCTCGGAAGCTGCCCAGCAGCGCAATGGCAAGCCCAGCCAGGGCATCATGGTTCCCAGCGATGTGTTGCGCGGCCAGCGTGACCTGCTGGTTGGCACCGCCACCGCCGGCGGCAACCTGGTGAGCACCGACCTGCGCACCGGCGATTTCATCGATCTGTTGCGCAACCGCCTGGCGCTGGCCAATGTTGGCGCCACCGTGCTCAACGGCCTGCAGGGCAATGTCTCTATCCCGAGGCAAACTTCGGCGGCGTCTGCATTCTGGGTTGGTGAAAATGCCGCACCCACCGAAAGCCAGCAGGCTTTTGATCAGATCTCGATGACCCCCAAGACCATCGGGGCCTTCGTGGATTACAGCCGCAAGCTGCTGCTGCAGGGTTCGATCGACGTTGAGTCGATGATCCGCAATGATCTCGCTCGCGTGCTGAGCCTTGAGATCGATCGCGCTGGTATCTACGGCACCGGTTCCACCAACCAGCCGCTGGGCCTGACCAACACCACCGGCCTGGGCAGCCAGACCATCACCGGCACTGGCACCTTTGCCCAGTACGTGGAGATGGAAACCAAGGTGGCAGTGGCGAACGCTGATGTGGCCTCGATGTACTACATCATCAACGCCACATCTCGCGGCGCACTGAAGACCACGGAGAAGTCGGCCGGCGGCACCGTGGGCAACTTTGCCCTGATGGATGACACCCTCAACGGCTACCCCGTGGTGGTGACCAACCAGCTGGGCACGAACGATTGCCTGTTCGGTGACTTCAGCCAGATGATCCTCGGCCTTTGGTCTGGGCTTGATCTCAAGGTGGATGACATCACCGGCGCCACCGCTGGCACCGTCCGCGTGATTGCTCTGCAGGATCTTGACTTTGCCGTCAAGCAGCCCGGCGCCTTCGTGTTCGGGACCTGATCATGAGGATTGAGATTGTCAGCGCTGTGATGATCTCTGGGGAGCCCTTCTCGGAGGGCTCCATCCTTGAGGTATCGCAAGCAGACGGCTATCTGCTGATCGGCTCCAACAAGGCAGTGCCTGCTGTGGAGCTGGAAGTCCAACCAGCCGAAGCTCCCAAGCGGAGCCGCAAATCCGTTCCTTCCCCTGAGGTTGAATCATGACCATCTTGCGCCAGGCGCTGGACAAACTCCAGCTCTCCAACCTTCACCCCACCACTGCCCGTACTTCCACCGGCAACGGCACCGCGGTCGATGTGCAGGCCCGCGATGGCGACCTGTTCCTGGTGCTCGACTCTGCAGCTGGCACCGGCACCACGCCGACGCTGGCCGTGACGGTTGAGAGCAGCGACACGTCGGGTGGCGTCTACACCGCCATCAGCGGTGCAGCCTTCACCACGGTGACCACCACTGCATCACAGCAGACCCTGGTGATCAGCAAGGACGAGGCTCGTCGCTTCATCCGCATCGTCTACACCATCGGCGGCACCACCCCCAGCTTCACCTTCTCGGTGAACGCTGTCGGCGTGAACAAGTACGGCTGATGGCTTTTACAGAGGATCCCACTCTGTACCTTGCCGACTTCGGCGTCAGCTGCTCAGCTGGCGCCGTTTCCGGTGTTGGCATCCTGGATCAGGACAGCGAGATGGCACTCGGCGGCGATGTGGTGTTCATCCCCTACATGCTGACTGCTGAGGCATCCAAGTTCGGTGGCCTTGAGTATGGCGACGCGATCACGGTGGATGGCATTGGCTACATCGTGGAGCAAAAGCCGATGCTGACCGACGACGGCACATTCTGCCGTGTGCCGCTGGCGATCACGACAACGCCAGCATCAGTGAATGATTCAGACAACAGCACAGCCTTCCAGATTGTGATGGAGTAATGGCCAAGCAACTGCTTTCCAGCTACAGCTTCACGCCCGGCGCCGCCAATGCCGGCACTGTGGTGGTGCCTGGCAGTTACACGCTGGAGCAGTTCCTGCTGATCACGAACGTGACCAGCGGCACGATCCTGTATCAGTTCAACGTGCCATCGAAGGGCGCGGTGCTGACCACCGGCGGTGGCAACACGACGCTGACGCTTGAGTTCAGCACGCAGTCGATGAGCGCTGCGGATCGGCTGCAGGTGTTCATCGATGACCTGACCTCATCCGGCGGTGGTGGCGGCGGCGGCGGTGGTGGCGGCGGCGGCCTGACGAATGCAGAGCTGCGCGCATCACCCGTTCCGGTGAGCGTGAGCGGTGTTGCCACGGCCGCGAATCAGACGACCGGCAACAGCAGCCTGAGCAGCATCGATGGCAAGGTGCCGGCCCTGGTGAGCGGCCGCCTGCCGGTGGATGGCAGCGGCGTCACGCAGCCTGTAAGTGGCACGTTCTGGCAGGCGACGCAGCCGGTGTCAGGACCGCTGACTGATGTCCAGCTGCGCGCCACGGCGGTGCCGGTGAGCGGCACGTTCTGGCAGGCGACACAGCCGATCAGCGGCAGCGTGTCGATCACAGGCACTGCTGCAGTCTCTGGCCCGCTGACCGACACCGAGCTGCGCGCCACGGCGGTACCTGTAAGTGGCACGTTCTGGCAGGCAACGCAGCCGGTGTCAGGACCGCTGACTGATGTCCAGCTGCGAGCCACGGCGGTGCCTGTGTCTGGCACCTTCTGGCAGGCCACGCAGCCGGTGAGCGCCAGTGCCCTGCCGCTCCCCACTGGCGCCGCAACAGAGACGACGCTGGCAGCAGTGAACGGGAAGCTTCCGGCGCTGGACAGCGGCCGGCTGCCGGTGGTGTTGCCGGCTGGCGGTGGCGGGCTGACGGACACCGAGCTGCGGGCCACGCCTGTAGAGGTGATCAACACCAGCCCAGCATTCATGCGTGCGGGCTTTGCTGAAGTCGGCAGCGGGATCGTCGGCAAAGCGGCTGAGGAGTTCACCCTGCTGCAGACGGGCAGCGGCATGACGGTGAACCAGTCGGCCGGAAACCTTGTCATCACGACTGGCACCACCGCCAACAGCGAAACGGTGATCCGCTCGATTGATACGTTCTCAGGATCATTGCTGGCACGCCTGAAGGTGATCCTGTCTCAGAGGATCGTCAACCAGACATTCAGGTTTGAGCTGGCTGATCTGATTGGTGCGGCGCTGTCCTACACAATCAACAGCGCCACCAGCGTCACAGTCACTTTCCCCACCACCAACCCGTTCACAGCGGCCAATGTCGGCCAGAGCGTGCGACTGTCGCGAATCACTGGCGCCGCCGGCATCCCAGGCCGCTATGCCATTGCCAGCGTCTCAGGGCTCACAGTCACCTTCACCGTTGCAGCATGGCCGGCATCCGGCAGCGGCACCCTGACCCTGTACGGCTGGAATCACATCCAGTTGGAGTACAGCGGCACCACTGCGACCAATGCCAACTTCGACGCACAGCGCCGTGGCTGGAACAGCGGCAACACCACCGCCACGATCAACACCACCGCGACGCCTGGCCATGTTGGGCAGATCAACTTTGACGTATTCACGGCCGGATTCTCTGATGCGCTGGTGGCCAGTAACACCGGCTATCAGTGGACAAACCGAGCCAGCAGGATCGAGAACGTTCCTGATCCTGACACGGTGTTGTATCTGTTCATCGTGGTGCAGAACGGCAGCACTGCGCCGGCCAGCACCACCACACTGACAACCGGATTTATTCAGATTGAGGATCAGGGACGGCAGAAGATTCGAGTAGCCAGTAGCGATCCTGTTGGCAGCCATGCGCTGCCGGTGCAGGTGCTGGGCGGTGCGTTGGGCACCCAGCCGGTGAGCGGCACGGTCACCGCCAACATCGGCACAGGCACCGTCGCAGCCGTCACCTCTGCCAACCTGGCGCTGCCGGGCATCATCGCGGATGTGGCCTCAGCCGCGTTGACAACAACCACGACCACGGCGGCATTCACACCGACGTTTGGCACCAGCTACAGCGTCAGCATTCCGGTCACCGCAGTCACAGGCACCACGCCAACGCTGGATGTGGCCATCGAGGAATCTGACGATTCGGGCGGCAACTGGTTCAAGGTCTACGACTTCCCGAGGATTACCGGCACGGGAATCTACCGCTCACCGCTCATCAGGATTGTCGGCAACCGGGTGCGCTATGTGCAGACCGTCGGCGGCACCACGCCATCGTTCACCAGGGCGATCAACCGTCTGCAGAACAGCAACAGCTCCGAAGCCGTGCGCCAGCTGATTGATCGCAGCATCGTGCTGACCACCCTCAACAGCACGACGCCAAGCCTGGACACCAGGGATGCCGGCAACCGCGCCCAGCTGGTGGTCAACGTCGGCGCAATCACCACCACGGCACCAGCGCTCCAGATGGAGGGCTCCGACGACAACGGCGCCAGCTGGTACGCAATCGGCACACCGCTCACCGCTGTGGCCAGCTCCACGGTGCAGCTGACGGTGGTGGACATCAACGCTGCGCTGATGCGCGTCAGGGTGAGCACCGCCGGCTCAGGCGTCACCGCTGGCTACGTGATGATCAAGGCACACGACTGATGAGCAGCAAACGAGAGCAGATCCTGGCGCGCGTTGAAACGCTGCTGATCAACACCAGCGGTGTCGATGGGCGCGTCTTCCGCAGCAGGCAGCAGGCCTTCAATCGCGACGAAGCGCCAGCCATCGTGATCGAGCCTGGCCGGGACAACCCCAGCGTGGTGAACACCTGCAAACTGGAATGGTCGCTGGATGTGCTGGTGGCCATCTATGCACGCGGCGTGGTGCCACATCAGGAGGCCGACCCGATCGTTGTGGCCATGCACAACGAGCTGATGGGTGATCGCTCCTTAGGCGGCCTGGTGATCGACATGGTGCCGACTGGCGTGGATCCGCAATTTGATCGCGCTGATTTCTCCACCCTCTGGCTGGTCTGCACCTATCAGGTGAGATACCGCACCAGCATCAACAACCTGGAAGCATGAGGCAATCCATAGCCTGAGCGTGGCGATCCTGTTGCGCAGTGCCTGATTCCCGACCACTTCCTGCCTATCCCGGTGCCGGTGGCAGCTATCTGCTGGATACCAAGAAGTGGGAATGGGTGCTGCGTGATGAAACACCAGCGGCCCAGAGCGCGGACGCTGCAGACCCTTCCCCGCAACCTGAGGCCTGATCATGCCGCTCTGGCGCAACCGACTTGCACTGTGCAAGATCGAAACGACCTACAACACCAACAGCTCACCAGCTGCCAGTGATGCGCTGCTGTTCACTGAGCTGGATGTGCAGCCGCTGGCGGTCGAGCTCACCGAGCGTGAGACGATCCAGAGCTATTTCGGCAATCGCGCCAGCATCGTCACCCAGCGATCGGTGCCGGTGAAGGCCACCGTTGAGCTGGCTGGCAGTGGCACCGCCGGCACCGCGCCACGCTGGGGCGCTTTGATGCGTAGCTGCGCAGCCGCTGAAGCGATCGTGGCCAGCACCAGCGTCACCTACTCGCCGGTGTCGAGCAGCTTCAGCAGCTACACCATGGACTTCTACAAGGACGACGGTGCGCGGCAGGCGATCACCGGCATCCGCGGCACGGCAGAGCTGAGCCTCAGCGCTGGTGAAGTGCCGACCCTGGCATTTGACCAGATGGGTCAGTACACCGCACCTGGTGCGCTGTCGCTGC